AACTACAAATAAAGCACCCTAGGGTGCTTTTTTAATACCAAAACAAAACCCCGATGCGTCAACATCGGGGTTTTTGCATTTCCACCAACCGACTAAAGCAAGAGGAAAAGTAATTATATATGGAAGATTTTATCAAATTAATTAACTGGTGTCTAAAGGAAATGAATGAAATGAAAGCATGGCGCTTTATTGCAATCCTTATCACTTTGATTATATGTACATATATCTGGAAAATGTAATGCAACCAAATATTTAAGCCGACCTACAAATGGTCGGTTTTTTATTGCCTGAGGAAAAGTTATGGCTACATCACAACAACTAATGCAATTAATGAATAATCCAAATGCAAGAAAAATGCTTGATTTGATTGCAGCCACAGAGGGTGTGAAATATGGCTATAACACGCTTTTTGGCAACCAAAGGATAGATGATCTCTCTTGGCATCCAAGTATTAAGAAGCCTTTTACTCAAACTGATGGACAGGTTAAATACACAACTGCTGCAGGTCGCTATCAATTCCTTAAAGACACATGGGATGGTGTTGCTAGACAGTATGGACTCAAAGACTTTTCCCCACAGTCACAGGATCTTGGTGCTTTAGCTCTACTTGCTCAGAACGGTGCATTGCCTTATGTGCTAAAGGGAGATTTCAATACTGCAATTAAAAAATCTGGAAGTACTTGGGCATCGCTACCAACATCGCCATATGCGCAGAATAAGCGCTCTTGGGACTTTGTTAATAAAACGCTTGGCTCCAATTATCAGCCAGAGAGTCGGTATCTAAATCAAGAGCAGATTGCGAAAGTTTTACCTCAATTAACTAAGACGCAACCTCAGCAGTCGAGGTTCTTATCACAAGACCAGATCGCAAAAGTTTTACCACAGTTGGTGAATAAGTCTAATCAAAGTAATGAGCGGTACTTAACTGCCGAACAGATAGCACAAGTATTGCCACAGTTAAGTAGAGGATAGTATGGCTCAGTTAAGTATAGAAGACGCAACAAAGCTACTTAGTAGTGGCAAAACAAAACCAAGACAAATTACTGCTGATGAAGCCTTGGCAATTTTGAAACCTCAAAAAGATTTTGGCACCCTACCACCTATCAAAGTGACAGCTACTCGCCAACCTTTTGACTGGAAAGCAGCGCAGCAAAAGTCTATGCAAGATCAAGCTAAGAAAGCTGGTCCAACACAAATGTGGGAATCTGCTTTGCTGGGAGGAACTGACTTAGTTTCTGGTATTTTGCAGGGATTTGCATATGCTCAAGACAAGATTGGGAAGGGTATTAATGCAGTATTAGGAACAAATTTAGACACACATGCATATGATAAATTTACCAACCAAAGAAAAGACATTGAAGAATTTCACCAAGCACGTAGACAAGTAAATAATCAGGGATTTGATGTAGCTAGACTAGGCGGACAGGTTGCAGTTACTGCGCCTATTGCTTTAACAGGTGGTGGTGGAGTTACTGCGGCAATGGGACGTAGTGCCTTAACTGGTGGAGCTACAGGTGCAGCATCTTATGCTGAAAATGCTAATGATCGATTCAATAATACTGCATTTGGAGCAGCTGGAGGTGCTGTAGGTGGTGGTCTAGGTAAGCTTATTGGCTCTGCTGTCACTAAAGGAGTGAATGCATATAACAATAATCTTGCAAAAGGCGCAAAGGAGATTATTGATCAAGGTGATAAATATGGAGTAAGAACATCGGTTGGCGATGCTGGCCGAAACCCTCACATCCAGAGGGCTGAAAGTACTTTAGATCAAATCCCAATTATTGGTACATCTAGTTTTAGAGCAGCCCAACAAGCTGAGGCTAAAAGTGCAGCAAACACAGTTGTGGGTAAGCTTAGGCAAGCTATGACAGATGTTGACTTTAAAAGCCTTGATAAGATCCAGAAAGCAGCAACAACTGGTGATAAAAATGCAATTAGAATTCTAAATATTGTAAATAACACTGGAGACGATTCTGGGAAAATTATGCAAGCTGCTGCAGAAATTAAAAATTGGCGAGGCTCTCAATTAGCATCTCAGATGTATGATCGTGTAGGTCAATTAGCTGGTGATTCTAAAGTCGATCCATCTAAAACAATTTCAGCTATTGACAATGTAATTGCTAAAGACTCAAAGGTTGTCCCAAATCAGGAACTGGTTAAAGAGCTATCTAGTATAAAGACCAATTTAAATGATCCTTCAATAAATACATCATTTGGTGAGCTGAGGGCTGCACGATCACGCTTAGGTGAATTGGTTGATGAATGGGGGAGACAGGGGAAAAGTACATCTGGTTTAACTCAAATTCGTTCAGCTATAGATGATGATATTAAAGACTTTGCCATAAACTCTGGTAAACAAGGATTAGTGTCAGAATATCAGCGTGCTGATGCATTTTATAAGCAACTACAAAGCAACAAGGATAAGGCTCTAGCTAATGCAATGCGTAGCAGTGAGCCAGACCAGATTTATAAAACTTTTATCCAGTTTGGAAAAGGAGATAAAGCTGCAAACTTTTATAATAACCTTGACCCTAAAGGTCAGGCTGCAATTAAGTTTGAGATGGCTAATCGAGCGTTTGAGAAAGCTACAAATGAGAGTACAGGTGTTTTTAGCCCTGCAAAATTCTCAAATGAATTTGATAGATTAGGAGAGCCATACAAGAATATTTTTAAAGGTTCGGATCGTGCTGAGATGGATGGATTTATAAAGCTTATGAGACATATTGAGCGAGCTGGACAATATGCAGAAAATCCAGCTAATGGCAGTCGTCTACTTATGCCAGGTGCAATGATGGCAACAGGTGCCTCAGCAGTAGCAGCGCCAACTGCGACAGGATTTGGTGTAGCGTCTGTATATGCTATGTCAAAACTTTTCACAACAAACGCAGGGAAAAGGATTTTATTGGCAGCAAAAGACCTACCAGCTGGATCCCCAAAACTAGCAAACCTACTGAAGCAAGCACAAGTCCTTATGACAACAACTGGGGCTAATGCTTCTAAAAACTAATAGTTACCCAATAAACTAAACATCAATACATAGCCACCTTTTTAGGTGGCTTTTTTATTGCGAGAAAGAAATATGGCATCACTACTTTCTGCCGTACGAACCCGCTTTTTTGACAAAAGCAACAAGCCTCTTGCTGGTGGGAAGGTGTATACCTATGAGGCAAATTCAACAAATCCAAAAGTTACATGGTCAGATGAGGCGCTGACTGTTCAAAACACTAACCCTGTACTACTTGATAATGAGGGTACAGCGTTAATTTTCTTCTCTGGAAAATACCGCTTTCGTATTGAAGATAAGTATGGGACTTTGGTTGAAGACAACCCATCTGTAACCAGTCTTGTTGGGATTGATAGTTTAACAACTGATATCGTAACCACCCCAATAGAAGATAGTCCAACACAAGGTGACTTTAACAAGAAGGCTCCCACCACTTTAGAATCAGTAAATGATCTACAGTATTTGTCACAATGGGAAGGTCGAACGGTTTTTGTGAAATCCTACTATCCGGGTGAAAATAAAGGTGGGGATAACTTTTATTTTGATTCAACAAGAGTAAATGAAAATGATGGGATTACTATCTTTAGTGGATGGGTGCGGGATCTATCAGATAAAATATTAACAACTGACGATGCGGGATTAAAGGAAGATGGGAGCAATGCAACTATAGTCCTCCAAAAACTTGCAGATGCTTTGCAAGATAATTTTGAATTCATTATTGCTGGAAAACATCTAGTAAATAAAAGAATCAAAATTGAGGGAAAATCAAATCTAAGGGTTACTGGTTCAGGTACAATTTCCGCAAAAGAGTTGCGTAATACTTGGTCATTTGAAGATCATTATGGGGTGTTATTTTTTAAGAATTGTCCCTACACAACCGTTTCGAAAAGCGTAAAAATTGTTGGTGCGAAAAAGTTCTGGATAATTGATGGTGATACCGACCCAGCACAAAAAGGGGATAGTTGTATTTCTATGATTAACTGTCCACACAGTTTAATTGAGTATACCGATTTATCACATTGTGTTGCTTGGGCGCTAGTTGCTGAGAATTGCCCATATACAATTGCCCAATTCAATAAAATTAATGATGTGGTTCGCCAGTCTGGTTTAAATATTGTTGTTGCGGGGGGTAAGTATTGCAAAGTTATTTCAAACACATTTACGAATGTGGGATTGTATGGAATCGAATGGGAAACATATGATGCCAGTCCGGGCAACAAAAGCTATGACAATATTATTGAAGATTGCTTCAAGGGTATTGCAGTTGCAGGAACATCTCAGATTGAGCTTGACTCATCATCCGAGCATATAAATTATTGTTATAACGGTGCTGAGTGTTTCCCATTACTGAACGCAGTAAGAGTAAATATTAATGCTTCTGGTGTTGGTTGTTATATTGCACTATCTGGAAGTAACACAAAAAATGTGACTTATGAAGGTTGTAATTTTGATTATTCAAAAAACAAGGCTTGGTTACATACAAATGCTTCAAATTTCATAGTTAAGTTCGGTGCTACTCGAAGCGAGATCTTCACATTGCCAGACTCTACTATTACTGCTGCATCGACGGTATATATTAATGATGTGGCATACACAGTTAATTCAGTAGAATTGGTGAATGATAGTTATTTTGGTAGTTCACTGCCTCAGCTGAAAAAAATTACATTAGCTTCTAATTTGCCAAATGATACTGAAGACTATGTATTCATTAAAAAACCTGTATCTGCAAATAATGCTGAGGGTTTAAAAGCAACACTTACAAATTCATATCTGTTGTTTAAAAAGAATACTCTTCGAAGTTATGGCCGTGGTATTTCTCACATAACCAATTATTTTGATGATGGAGTTGGGCGAGAATACTATGTTGAAAACAATTTTATTGATTGTGATAACTGGATATATCACCCTGTGTCTGTTGCAAAAGGTAGTTGTTTAAAGCAAAACACAATTATGGGTGCAAATAGTATATCTGTTAATGTGTGGAGTACTTTAACTCAATTGCAAGGCAATATTATTGAGATCAACAACTCTATTCCAAAGACAAATACAACTATTCCACAGATACCTTTTAATGTTTTCGAAAATACCTTTAGGTTTAGATTAGTTATTTCTCTAACTAATTGTACAACTACAGGAAATTTAGTTATTAGAGTTGATGGGGTTGATAGTTATATTGTTACACAAGCAGAGTTTAGTGCGGCAAGTAAAAAAGTTTTTACAGCTTACGGGGTTGGTAGTTTGAGTAAAGGTCCGCATAGTATTTCATTAACGGATACAGTTGGGGATCTTGCATACTCGAGCTATCAAATTCAACTACATACAACTTAACACACAACAAAACATCATAAGCCCTAGCTTTAAATAGCTTAGGGCTTTTTTATTGCCGAAAAATTAGGGGGATACTCATGCAAGAGCATGAAAAGATGGCGCTTCAATTAATCTTAATGGGAGTAGTAATTGCTATGGCAAAAGTACTCATTAGCACTGAAAAATTAACATTGCGAGTTGTGTTGGGTCGTGCAATTTTAAATGGATTTACAACACTTGGAGCTGGTGGCGCTCTTATTTGGATTTCAGATCTAAATATGCTTGCTATTCTGGGCCTTGGTGCATTCTTAGGGACATTAGGCAGTCAATTTGTTGAGGCACAAGCTGAAAAGTTTGTAAAAGATAAGGTAGGCACTAATGAAGATAAGTAATTCTGGAATCAACCTAATCAAAAGCTTTGAAGGTTTACGTCTCAAGGCATACGATGATGGTGTTGGTGTTTGGACCATCGGTTATGGAACTATTAAATATCCTAATGGTGTACAAGTAAAAAAAGGTGATGTTTGTACTGAGCAACAAGCAGAAGAATACTTAAGAAACGACTTAACTAAGTTTGAAGCTGCTATAAACAAGCTTGTTAAGGTGTCTCTTAGTCAAAATCAATTTGATGCCATAGCATCTTTTACTTACAACCTTGGTGAAACTAATCTAGCCAATTCAACATTATTGAAGAAACTGAATAAAGGTGACTATCAAGGCGCATCTGATCAATTTCTTGTCTGGAACAAGGCGGGTGGTAAAGTCATGAATGGCTTAGTTCGTCGTCGTGAAGCTGAGCGAGCACTCTTTTTAAAGAAGTAACTTATATGTGCAAACGTACCAAAGTTGCATCCATCATCACATTGCTGTGTTTAATCTTCTCAGGTTGCACAGCTCACACTATTAATAGTAATGTGAACGTCTCGATTTGTGTAAGGGCCTTGTGATGTCGCAAGTCATGATCATGGTTTCGGAAGCGGGCAGGATGGAAAATACTTGCAATCTACCCGCTGATTTAGATAAGAACGGGAATGTTCTTAAAATCTATGACTACTCATTAAAAGAGTTGACCATTAATTTAGATGGCACTGTCACTTACAATGGCAAAAGATGGACCTTTGATAAGAAGCAAAATTATTAGTCTTTCCAACTATCGACAATATCAGCCCAGTCTTGCATCATTTTTCGTCTAGCCTCTAAGTGCTGCGAATGGTCGTACGATGCTTTTGTCTTGTTAGATTCAGCATGAGCAAGCTGTTTTTCTACCCAAGCTTCCTCATAGCCCTTTTCATATAGTAGGGTAGAAGCTGTAGCCCTAAAATCATGAGTGGTCACGCCTTTTAAGCCAATATATTCAAGCATACTGTTAAGCGTTTCTTTAGCTAACATGCCATCATTTTTCTTACTGAAAATAGCAGGGAAAACTAATTCGCTATCACCAGAGATTGTATATTGACGCTTAAGTACTTCATATACTTGGTCAGATATAGGGAGAATATGGATTCTGGATTTTTTCATTGCCTCTTCTGGAAATCTAATAAGTCGTGTATCAAACTCGACCCATTTCCATTGCATCTTTCTAATTTCAATTGCCCGAAGCATTGTATATAAGAGAATGAAGCCAGCATTCTTAACAGTCTCTGTTCCATTGTATTTAGGCAATTGAGTTCTTGCCTTTTTTCTTTCTTCTTTAGTTAAGGCTCTTGCATGTTTTACACGAGGGCGCTTGATCACATCACGTACAGCATAAGTAGGGTCGTTCTCAAGCCTTAAAGTAGCAATTGCATAACGAGTTACAGCACCAATGAATCTTCGATTTTGTAAAGCAGCAGATTCACCCGTCATTTTTCCATTGGTTTCTTTAGTAACACGATTAATCGTATTATTTAAAATCTTCAATACGTCAGCCGCAGTCACATCTTTAATATTTTTTTTGCCAATAACTGGGCATATATCTTTTTCTAAAGCAGTATCGAACTTCTCTTGATAAATTTCAGACTTCAGCGTCATACGTTTTTCTTTAAATTCGGCTGCAATAGCGTTGAATGTATTTTTTCCTTCTTCTAATGCCTTGGCCTTATTATTTTGTCTATCTTCTACTGGGTGTATGCCTTTGGCTAATTTTGCTCGCATTTCATCCTTTAAGATTCTAGCGTCTGCCAAAGTAATAGCTGGGTATTCGCCAAGACTCATAGAAGATTCTTTACCATTAAAAACAAACTTAAACCGCCAAACTTTAGCACCTGAAGGTCGGACTTCTATGTAAAGTCTATCTGCATCTAATATTCTGTAGACTTTTTCTTTAGGTTTCAGTGCTTTAATTTTAAGATCAGAAAGTTTTGCAGAGGCCATGAGGTAAGAGTAATTAGTTCGTTACCCGCATTATTACCCGTTTTTTTGGAGGATGTAAACAAACTATAAGGAACTAATAAGAACAGCAACTTATATAATTCAAAAACTTAGCTTTAAAAAAGGAACTATAGAGAATTAAAATAAACATCGACACTTATTATTCTTTACTACTGTTGCTTTCGCCATAATTCAAACTTCCACAATTGCCTCTATTGTGCCGTAAACTGATGCCAAGGTGAAGTTTTTTCCCACATATCAATATTTCGCCTCATGTATAACTTTTGCTAAAATAGGCGCACAATACAATTAGAGTACTAGCGGATGTCTAAAACGCGTGTAATTTATCCTGGAACATTTGACCCTATCACAAATGGGCACGTTGATTTAGTTACTAGAGCATCAAGAATGTTTGATGAGGTCGTAGTAGCTATTGCAATTGGACATCATAAGAACCCTTTGTTCAGTCTAGAAGAGAGAGTTGCACTGGCACAATCATCATTAGGTCATCTATCAAATGTTGAGTTTGTAGGTTTTGATGGCTTACTGGTTAATTTTTTCAAAGAACAAAAGGCTACAGCGGTACTTCGCGGTTTAAGAGCAGTTTCTGATTTTGAATATGAGTTTCAATTGGCTAATATGAATCGCCAGTTGGACCCACATTTCGAAGCAGTGTTCTTAACACCTTCTGAACAGTATTCTTTTATTTCTTCGACGTTGATTCGAGAAATTGCACGCTTAAGAGGTGATGTAACCAAGTTTGTTCCGCAAGCTGTGGTTGAAGCTTTTGAACGTAAACATCAACAAGGTTGGTAAAGTGTCGTTATATATCACCGATGAGTGCATAAACTGTGATGTTTGTGAACCAGTTTGCCCAAATGAAGCTATTTTTATGGGTGAAGTGATTTATGAAATTCATCCAGATTTATGTACAGAGTGCGTTGGTCACCATGACCAGCCACAGTGTCAATTATTTTGTCCAGTAGACTGTATTCCTAAAGATCCGCAGCATGAGGAGACGGAAGAACAGCTATTAGACAAATATAAAAGATTAATTGCTCAAAAAAGCACAAGCAATTAGTGAATAAATTTGTTAATATGCGCCCCTGAAGTGAGCTGGATGGTCGCTGCTGTGGAGGTCTTCGTGACTGAAGCAGGAGAGGAAAGTCCGGGCTTCATAGGGCAGGGTGCCAGGTAACGCCTGGGCGGTGAAAGCCGACGGAAAGTGCAGCAGAGAGTAGACCGCCTCATTCGTGAGGTAAGGGTGAAAGGGTGCGGTAAGAGCGCACCGCGTGTCTGGTAACAGTTCATGGCATGGCAAACCCCACCAGAAGCAAGACCAAATAGGAATCCTAGGTGCGGCCCGTACTGGATTCGGGTAGGTCGCTTGAGCGTATGAGTGATTGTACGCCTAGAGGAATGACCATCCTCGACAGAACCCGGCTTATAGGCTCACTTCACCTCATTTTATTTAAAATTTTTCTTGACGCGCGGTAAAGAAGCTAAGATAATGCGCGCACAGTTTACGGCTATGTAGCTCAGTTGGT